AATGTTTTCTGCCGGGATCCCCTGACGCACCAGCATCTGCATCATGTTCTGGAAATCAGCCGTTGTACCGGGTAGCTGGTTACCCAGGCCAATAGCCAGTTTATTGATGTCCTGAAAGCTCTTTCCAACCTCGCCGTTCGCATCCATCATGGCGACTTTCAGCCCGGTGGCGGCGTTTTCCTGATCGGCATAAGATTTCAGGGAAAGCGTCAGACCCGCAGCTAGTCCGCCACCAAGCGCCAGCCCACCCTGTGACGCTTCTTCCGCCTGGCGTTTAAATCCCCGGATTTTCTTTTGCATTTTCGACAGCGCGGGAGAAAGCCTGTCGACACCGGTGATCAACGCCTTAAGCTCAAATTCAGCCATGTGTGCGTTTCTCCTGCTCTATCCTGTTTGCCTGACTGACCAGCAAGGGAATTTCACTGATCGGCATATTCAGCAATTCGAAGGGATTAATGCGCCAGTAACTGGCGCAGTCAAAGAAGCGATCAGTGAGGTATTCAGCCGTCAGGCCTGGAGGAAAAAACCGGCCACAAGCCACGCCGCTGCATTCAGGTCTGCCGGAGACATCTGGTCGACAGAGCTTTGCGGCACTTTCGCCAGCCGCACAATGTATTTCGACACCACATGCGCCAGAAGTCTGACGGACTCATCCTGATTCATCTGGTAGGGATACCCCAGCTCGCGGACATCCTTCCCGGTGGGTTCATCAAACTCCAGTACGGAGAGTGTCTCGCCATGAGCAATAATCGGTTTCTTTAACTCAAGCTCTTTCATTACTGGTAATCCCCTTCTTCACCGTGGAACTCAAGATCGACCGTGCCTTCTTCGGCATTATGGTTCGCTTCACCGTGCAGCCAGGCGGACGACAATACATAGACCTGACCGTTCGCCAGCTCGGCAGTGATGGTCATCTCATCAGACGAGGTGATTTTGCTCACCGGAAAATTCTTCGGCACCTTGAAGGTCCCTTTGACATAAGGCGCACGGTGAGTTTCCTTGCGGTCCACTGAACCGTCCAGGCCGATGATGTCATCATTGACCGTCCTGTTCATGGGCACCTCAATGCCGCCGGTCAGCGATAGCTGCTGACCGTCAATTTTGAAATAACAGGTTCCCCCGATACGGGCCATTATGCAGACTCCTCTGAATACTGAAGACGGAACTGGTTAACCACGGCAAAGACACGCAACTGGTTAACATAGTCAGGCGGGAACAGCGTGTTCAGGCGGTTCGGATCGCTGGCATCACGCTCCACAACCAGGTACTGCTTGAACAGTTCGTAGTTTTCCACGATCCCCGCACGCTCGAGCTGACGGTAGGTTGCCAGCAGTTCCCCTTTGATCACTGCCGGGGTGACAATCGCCTGACCGGGACCAAAGCGGGTACCGTCACTGGCAAGCTTGTGACGCCCGTACTTACTGGTAATGACGGATTTCAGTTTGCGCAGTACATACGCACTGGTATGCAGCGTCTCGCTGTCGAGGTAGCTGTTATCCGCAACCCCGTAAGCGTTTTTCCTGTACGTGGTGACATCACGCTGAATGCGCAGTACCCCGCTTTCGACATACGCCGTTGCCACGCCATGAGACAGCAGGGTCTGTTGTTCGGTCATCGTGAACCGTTTCCCCTTCGGCGCAGGCAGCATACCCACCAGCTCACCGGTCTGCGTGGGACGTGCCGGATCGTTGCGGATAAACACTGCTGCGCGGGCGGTACGGCTTGCCGCCAGCTCGTCGGCAGGCGTCTGGGTCTCTTTTTCGTACCCCGCCAGGGTGATGTGCTGCTGGTTAAACTGGTCACCTGCGTTCACCAGTTCTGACAGTGTGCCGGTCTTTGCCGTATACACATGACCATACAGCTGACGCGCATAGCTCCAGCGACCGCTGGTATCGTTCATCTCGGTCACCAGCGTGTTAACGGAGGCCGTGTCGTTGAACGGCAGGCCGATATAATCAAACGGCTCATCCGCCATTGCAGCCACCGCGCCAGTGAGAACAGGAGAGCCCGTTCCGGCGGTCCCCGTCGCCACGGCAATCTGTACGCCCGCAGGCAGCACTTCGCCCCCACCAAAGCCGTAGTAATTGAGGCTGACAGGAATTTCATTCCCGCAAAGCCCCTTATGACGCGCGGTCAGTGTGACCACGCCTGCCGAAGATGAGGCCGTAAACGGCAGGGCCGGAACGGCATTGATGGCATCCTGGATACTGCTGGCAATCGTCGCGACGTTATCGCCATTGGTCACCGGTGCCTGCACGCGGGTACGTCCCACATAAACATTCACCGTGCCGGTTTCGGTTGCCGCCCCGGTCACCGTCAGCGTAACTGTTGCTGCCGCGCCCGTGGATTCAGGAACGGCAATCACATACAGCTCGCCAAACGGGTCGGTCTGGCGATAAGCCTCGACCATACGCGCCAGCTGACTTCCCGCACCACAAATCTGGCGTGCATAGTCTGCCGATGGCATCAGCACCAGACTGTTGGCAACAATCTCTGCACCGTTATTGGCATGACCAATCAGCAGCGATGCTCCGCTGTCCTGTGCAGTATTCGCCGCCTGGTTATCCATTTCCGCATAAAACAGCGGAACCAGCGTATTCGACGGAATGGTGTTAAAGCTTATCGTCATCGGTGTTCACCTTTTTATTCACGCGCCGGATATCACCCGCTGCTTCACGGCGCAGCCAGTAGTTGTTCTCATCAACATTTCGCCCTTCGGCGGGCAAAAGGTCGCCGCGGGCAGGGTCAGGAACTGACCGCCCTTTAACAGGTTTCACAAACATGAAGATTCTCAGGAAGGAAGGGTTATTTCGGTGTGATGTTCGATATCGCCGTCAGGCCCGTTACCGGGATCGAGATAATCAACATCAATCGCCAGCGTTCGCAGTTCATCCAGACTGTTCAGGTCATCCTGCTGGCGGGTATCGTCTTCGGTCAGCTCGCTGATGACCGAAAAATCGAACTGATAAATCAGCTCATGACGATTCAGATCCAGCAGCGTGCCGCCGTCATAGGTAATCGGGTTACCGCACGCCTCCGGGCTCCAGCCCAGCAGGGCCTTAAAGAGCATCTGCCGGACATCGTCCACCACATCATACGAGGCAAACTGACCGCGCTCATCACGCCAGTTACTCAGTATGACAACCACGGAGAAACCCTCTTTCAGCTCCTGCCAGTAGTCGGTCTGGCTTTTGTTTTCTCCCGGAGAATCATCACCCGGTACCACATATGCCGCCGGGAGTTTCAGCTTTCCGACCTCCGGCAAATTTTTGAACTGTGCGGCGCCTGCCACCCGGTTTTCAAAATACGGGCAGCGGGCACGCAGTGCAGCAATAACAGGCGTCAGTTTCATCTGTGTCGTCGCTCCGGCTTCAGTGATTTACGCAATTCCCGCGCCAGAAAATAGCGTGTCCAGCTGCGGTTCTTTTCAAGCGTTTCCACCATGAAGTTATTACGTGGAGCCAGTCGCCAGCCGCTGCCACCGGATGCACCACGATGATGGCTGCGACGACGCTTTGCCCCTCGCCTCACGCCATAGAACAAAAAAGCCGGATAAAAATCACCGGTGATACGGCGGTTTCCCTCTCCATTACGCTGGTTAGGGGCTATACGTGCCATAAAACCAGGGCGATGTTTACTGGCTCTGGGTACCATGTAACCAATCGAACGAGCCAGGCGTCCGGTCTGATAACCGGGGTTTTCACCCGGTGCCGACCGCGCACGGCGCATCACCAGCCGACGGGCATCACGCATATGACGCTGACCAATCGTGACAAACGCCCGCCGGACACGGGCGCGGTTAAAGCGCATCTCCGCGGGCTGCTGAAAATCAACGTGCAAAAAGGAAGTCGTCATTGTTGCCTCCGTGACTCTGCCTACATTCGCCCAGCTCCGTACACTCCAGCAGCAGAAAGCGCCGCGCCCCGTTCAGATCGCGCTGACGTTTCACCCGGTACACACTGTCACCGCAGACCACCTCATAATCAGCGGTGATCCCCCGGCGATAACGAATGGTGATGTAATGGGTGATGGCGTCCCCTGTCTGCGCGGTTTCCTGCCAGGTGGTGGCACTGGTCTGGATAACCTTCGCCCATGTCCGGAACGTAACCGGGTATTGAGGCTCCACGCCAAAGTTATCCGCGGGCATATCCACCCGCAGGCGGATCAGGACGCGTTTATTCAGTTCACCGGGGTCCGGCAGAATGTAGGTTGCGCTGGTCTGCGCCTGACGAATTTTCATTGCGGAAAGTACCTGTACGGGCCGACAAGCCAGCCAAAACTCTGCGGCATGTCGAGTTTCTCCACTTCCGTAACCGACGAGCGGTTTTCGTAAAAATGGCTGATAAGCATCAGCATCCCCAGACGAATATCATCCGACAGGTGCAGCCCGTCCGGATCGCTGTCCGGAATGGTTTCATCCGGTGCATAGAGCTTCCGGTTCAGATACGTTTCCGTCCGCTTTTGTGCCGCACAGGCCAGCAGTTGCAGATGGCGGTCATCAGCATCGTAATCCTCATCCAGCCGGAGTTGGGCTTTAATCTCTTCCATTGTCAGAAGCATACTCAGCCCTCTTTACTGGTCGTGGCTTTTTTCTCTTTTGCCGCTTTACTGCTTTTTGCACTGATTCCGCGCTCTGCTAACCCGGCCTGAAGTGCAATCTCCTGCACCCGGGCAGGAAGCGCCCCGTCGTCATACTCACCGGCCCGAATGACCTCAACACGCATACCGTCCGGTGACCATTTCAGATCTTGTTTCAGGATCATGATTCTTCACCCGTCAGAACAGGGGGCGCGATTCCGCGCCCCTGAGTGATTACGCCGCTGCAATCTTCAGCAGTTTGATGGCCTGCGAATCGACCAGCATCCCGCCGGTGCGCTTGGTGGTATAAAAACCGACAAACGGTTTATTGGTGTACGGGTCACGCAGAATGCGGGTGCCGATACGGTCAACGATGGTGTAACCCCGTTTGAAGTTACCAAATGCAATGGCTTTCGCATCAGCGGCGATATCCGGCATCTGTTCGTTTTCAGCGATACCGTAACCCGCCAGAGAGGACGGCTGCCCCAGCTCCAGCCCCGGACGCCACAGATAGTTACCCTCGCTGTCTTTCAGCAGACGGATGGCAAACAGGCTGTTGTTGTTCATCATGAACTTCGCGCCAGTGCGGTGTGCCTTACGCAGCGTGTAAATCAGTTTGATAATGGCGTCTGCGGTCACCCCCGTCGCTTCGCCGGATACAATATGCTGAAGTTTGCCGAACGCCCGGACCTTATCGGTTTCATCGGTGGATTCATACGCCAGGAACCCTTTCGGCTTCTTGGTACCATCGCCTGAGGTAAAGGCAATTTCTTCCTGTTCGGCAAATTCGGTTGCCAGCTCGCTGTTGATCCAGGCCTCCACGTTGAAGAAGGCATCGTCCAGCATTTTCTGGGTAGCCTGCGGGTTGCCGTAGATTTCCCCCATGAGAGGTTCAATCAGCTCCAGTCTGGAGGTGGCAGTCTGGGATCGCGTATCCGTTTCCCCCACCCATCCGGAAGCCGTACCGCCCAGATTCACCAGTTTTTTGTAGTCGGAACCGCCAACGGTGATCACCGTGGCTTCCTGACGCATCACCACTTCATCTTTCAGCAGGTTAAGAATGTTGCGATCCAGTGCTTCCGGCACGGCGTAGCCACCGTCTTCATTGGTGCCCACCTGCAATGCCTTACGCTCCAGATCGCGCAGACCGTCTTCACGGCCTTTACGCAGGAAGCCAACAAACGCCTCTTTATGCTCGGTGGCCAGTTTATTTTGCGCTCCACCTGCCGGACGTTTCAGCTCAAGCAGCTCTTTTTCAAGATCGCTTTTGAGGTTTTCCAGCTCGCTGAGTTTCCCGTTCAGGGTTTCCACCTGTCCGGCAAGTTTGCCTTTTTCCTGCTCAATCGCATCCACGCGCTTGTCGTTCTTTGCCTTGAAGTCGTCAAACTTCTGCTGCAGCTCCTGCGCGACCTGTTCCACATCTTTAATATCAACCGCCATCGTATTCCTCCTGATTAGAAGTTCAGATTTTTCAGTGCATTCAGTGCAGAGCCCACATCCTCAGCGTCGCGCAGGGACAGTGCGCCATAGCCCCCGGCCATGAATGCTTTGGCCTGGGTACGGGAGAGTCCGACATCACGCAGGACTCTTTCGATTTTTTTCTGTTCGGGGATTTCCCCGCGGGCCAGTGCGTTCTTGACGTCGCTGATCCGCGCCTCGTCGTTAGACGGGAACGTCACCAGGCTGACTTCCCAGAGGTCGATTTCTTTCAGCAGAAAGGCTTCTTTGCTCCGGTCGTATTCCCAGTCTTTCAGGACGTACCCAATAGAAAGGCCGGTTAACGAACCGGCCTTCATGTGTGCATGTGCGCGTTTTGCGAGGGGATCATCATCAATAAGCAACCGTCCCCTGACGTAAAGCCCGACATCGTCTTCCTTCATTTCGGTGTAAACACCGATGGGTTCATCCATGCGGTGCTGCCAGAGCAGCGCAGGTAACGCTTTTCTGTCACTCCACGCCCGCAGGGAAGCAGCAAATGCCCCGGACATCACCACATCATCGTGGCTGTCCTTTACACCAAAGACGGAGCCATACCCTTCAAACTCACCGGAGTCACTGACAGATTTCAGACTCAGCGGTACATCAAGACGTTGTTTCGTCTGCATTGGCGTTATCCTTCTGCTTACCGGCTTTACTGCCATCGGAGGGTTTCGTGGTCATGTTCATCGGTGTGAGATAGACATCCCCACCGGGACGCGGATTCATATCTTCCAGGTCGCGGCAGTCATTGGGAGAGTAAATTCCCCAGTTAATCCCGGTGGCGTAGGCTTCAAAACGGGACTTCATATCCCCGCGCAGTAACGCCCCGGCGTTAAATTTGGCGTAATAAACGCCCTGCTTACTTTTTCGTACCAGTCCGGTGTTGATCCGCTGCTCAATGCGGGTCAGATACGGCACCAGTGAATAGTTGATAAATCCCAGCCCCAGTTCTTCGATATTGTTGAAGGTGGCACGATCGGTGTTCTGCACCATGTGCAATGGCACACGGAACAGACGACAGATTTCTTCAAGCTGAAACTTGCGGGTTTCCAGGAACTGGCTGTCCTCGGCGTTCAGCGCCATCGACTTCCAGTCCAGCCCCATCTCAAGGATCATCGGGCGGTGAGCATTACCAAGCCCGGTGTGACGCTCCTCAAAATCTTTCTTCAGACGCTCATAAGCCTGATCCGACAGCGTCTGCTCTGTACGCAACACACCGGACGTCACCGCACCATTGCTGAACAGTCTGGCCCCGTGCTCTTCGGTCGCAGCTGCCAGCGATATTGCCTCGCGGGCATAGGCGATGGGATTCAGTCCCACCAGACCGTCCAGCGTCAGCGTGCGCACATGCCAGATATCTTCCTGGCTCAGTACATCCGTGGAGCCGTCCGGGAATGTGACCTGGTAAACCGGTTCCCAGCTACTGTTAAGCTTCGGTACCACACAACCGGGGTCGACGGGCAGCAGTTCAGCCACTTCGCCAAATGCTTTCACTTTGTAGGCGTAAAAGTTTCCCCGCAGGCACAGACAGGTGACCACCAGCTCCCAGAACTCCTGCGGCGTCATATAGCCATTGGGATGCGTGGAGATCAGCTTATGCAGACGTTCGCCGGTGGCTCTCTGTTTCAGGCTGCCGTTCAGGTGATACAGGTTGCAGGGCAACATCCCGACCGACTCCGCCAGCACCCTGACGCAGGAAAAAACCGCCGTCAGTCGCATGGCCCGCTGGCTGCTGATCTGCTTTCCGGTATAGGTGTCGTAGGACAGCCCGATAGCATCCGCCAGCTCTGCTGGCGTGGTCACCGGTGCGTCACTTTTTCGTTGAAATAATCCCGAAAAGAACACTATTTACCTCCGCCGACAGACGGCTGTGTACGGTCGAGATATCGCGCCACCAGCCACGACCAGAACAGGCACAGCGCCCCGGCAACAACAAACCCCGCCGGGGGATAAATCAGCCAGGCACCATACGCCAGCAAAAGCGCACCCAGCACGCCCACCAGAGGCGCGAGAATCAGCATGATCATAATTACCTCAGTTAAAGCGAGCGGATCCCGTAGGACTCAATGTGATCAGACAGCGTGTCTTCTTTCTCGTACAGCATGGCTCTGCCAACCGCCATAATCAGCGCAACTGCACCATCAATTTTGTTTTCCGCCTGCTCCTTGACGGGCTTCACCACATCATCGTTACCCGGAATGGTTTTGCCGACCACGTTGCCGATACACCAGGTCATGATGGGATTGCCGTCATGATGAAAACGCCCCGATTCAATTGCCGCTTCCAGCTCTTTCATCGGGTCGGACATGTTGGTGTAGTTCTGAATGATGGTGATGGGGTTCAGATCTTCATCCGCAAGGTCATGCGACAGCCCGGTCGCCCCGAAGGGGTCGATGGGTGACTCACTGACCGGGCTGATTTTGTTCGCCGCTTTGGCCTCCTCGAGGATGTAGCGATAATCCACCTCCGCACCATCGGTAACGGTCAGAACGCCCATTTCCACCCATTTCTGAAAGCGCTCGGCTGTCCGGCGATCTTCATTTTTCTCGACGCTGTACACCGTGTCATACGGTACCCAGAAGCGCGGAGCCACACTGTAGTAATGCGTTTTACCGTCAATCTCGCGGGTATAAAGTCGCGCCATACTGTTCATATCCAGCTTACGCGCCAGGTCAAAGGCCAGAATGCACGGCTGCCCCTCAAACTGCTCAAGGGTCAGTGATTTATCCTCGCAGCTCTGCCAGCTCACCAGGTTGAAATACGCCGAACGCGCCGACACCCAGATATTGAGGTGTTTTGTTTTAAAGACGTTTGCCATACGGGCGTTATTTTTCGCACGCTGCTGCTGACTTAACAAAAACTCGCGATAAACCGACACCCCGATATTCGGATTAGCTTTTTCCAGCACCTGCGGGTCGGTCCAGTCGTCGCCTTCGTCAACGGTATAGATGATCCCGAACAGTTCATCGTTGGGTACCGAACCGTTGAGCATCTCGATGACTTCCCGCCGCTTGTCGTAGCACGGCCCCTCAATGTTGTACCCGGCGGTGGTGATAGCCCACATCAGTGGCTGACGTCGCGCCCCCATCCCGGTAAGCATCGTGGTGTAAAGCGCATCGGTGGCGTGCTCGTGATATTCATCCACCACCGCACAGTGGGGTGATGAACCATCACCGGGGTTACCGATCAGCGGTTCAAACCGCGCGCCATCCTCCGGACGGTTCATGTTTGAGGCGTTAACCTCAATCCCGAACGCTTCCGTCAGCATGGGTGTGCGTTTACACATCAGTCGCGCCGGGCGAAAGACTTCCCACGCCTGTTTCTCTGTCGTGGCACCGGAATACACTTCCGCGCCAAACTCGTTATCACAGGCAAAACAATACAGGGCAACACCGGCAGAGATTGCCGATTTGCCGTTCTTACGGGGGATTTCGGTATACACCTCACGGAAGCGGCGCAGCCGGGTACCTTTATTGACCCAGCCAAACGCACAGCAGATCACAAATAGCTGCCACGGCTCCAGCGTGATGGGCATCCGCTTGAATGCCCACTCCCCCTTGGTGTGCGGCAACAGCTGAATAAATTTCGCGGCCCGTTCAGCCAGGTCCTTGTCGAAGCGGTAACGAAACGACTTACTTTTTTCCGCCATCAGGTCATCAAGATGGCGCTGGCAGGCCTGAATCACAAACTGGCAGGCAACAATCTTTCCGCGCACGACATCACGGGCATACTGATTGGCAGCATTTACGTTGGGGTAAGATTTCCGGCTCATGATTCGATAATTTTCAGAAACGGGTTAGTGGCTTTCTTCTGCCCCGCCAGGCCAATCAGACGCTGGCGGCTGCTGGGGTCGAGTCCGAGCATTGCCCCCGTGCTGCTCATCTCGGACTCCTGTTCTTTTTTGGCGGTCAGCTCCGGATTTTTGACCATACCGCCCATTGCACCGGTGATGGTGTTGCCCTGGCTGGCAATATTTTTCACGGCACGTCGCCAGAACTCATAGGCCACACACCACCGCTCAAGTACCGCAAGGTCAGTCACGCACAGCAGGCCCTGACCGCAGAGTTCTTTGGTTGTCAGTTGCCACATGATCGTGGCGAGAGGGAGCTCTTCTTCAGCGAACCACTCCGGTGGCTCAACACCTTTGATGGGCGTAAAAACAGGTTCATCTTTGTTCAGGGCTCGCTTGCCGGGATTTCCGGCCAGCGCCTTGCGCGCCGTTGGCTTGGGGCGACGCCCGGAACGCCCCGCCGTTCCAGCCATATGCGGCACTCCTGGTTAAATTTCATTTTTCGCGGGTATAAAAAAACGATGGGGCGGGCAGTCCGGAAGACGTCAGGTCACAGGGATTTGACCCGCCCCTCCCCTCTGGCAGTGGGAACTGGTTCTTACTTCAACCGTTCACGGGCCGTCTTCGCCTTATGACACGGCCAGCACAGACTCTGCAGATTACTGTCGGCATCAGTGCCGCCATGTGCTTTAGGGATGATGTGGTCAACGGTTTTCGCCTCGCGCACCACACCGGCACGCAAACACAACTGACACAGGCCTTTGTCACGCTTGAGCACACGTTCACGGATAACATCCCATTTCGCACCATAACCGCGCTGGTGTCGGGACTGGCCTGGCTTGTATTGCTTCCAGCCTTCGCTTTTGTGGCTTTCGCAGTAGCCTGACGGGTCTGTGGTGGTATTACGGCAACCTCGAGCACGGCAGGCTTTCGGGATACGAGGAGGCACTTTATTACCTTGATTATTTATAGGGTTAAAATAAGTATATTCACAAAAAACATTCATTGATTATGAGAATCAAAAATCAGGAAATAATACCCTCCGATTTTCCTTTGCTTATGTAAACTAATTTATCATTACCTAATGATAACACTTGTTGAAATTGTGGCTTTATTTTTATGCATCCTCCCAAAAAATAAGCAAAACTACTTACCCCTCCAATAACATTATAAGGATAATCTACTGACATAGATAAAACAGTTCCCGCCAGACTAAATATTTGTGAAAAATCGAACTCAAAGGAAGTAGAGATGCTAAATTTTATTGGACTTTTCCACACTTCACAATTTAAGCGTTCAATATCCTTTATTGCTTGTTTAAGATTAGAAAGAGCTTTTGCTTTCTGAAGATTGATATCACCAGAACGTTTTATTTCCAAGTAAAGCTCATCAAGATATTCATGTAAAGCGATTAATTCAGGTTTTCTTCTTTCCTTGAAATCAAGAATATCATGTAGGTGCACATCTTCTGTGGGAACGGGTAATAAATTTGCTAGTTCAAAACGTATCACTTCTGAGGTTCTAGATAATTCAGGCACCAAGTTTATTTGGTCACTTAAAAAATGCATGCGCCAATCGACAGAAGAATCCGCATGCCTAAGTATATCTATTGTTTTGGCATGAGTTTCAGCATAAAAATCAGCCATATATTGGCCATCAAAACAACCATGATGTCTATATACAGGTCTGGTTAGCAATCCACATTTTTCTAATTCATCCTCGTTATTTAATGCTGTATGTATAATATTATTAGTGGGTGAAACTAGTTTATCCCAATAAAGACATAGATAGTTTATTTCTAATTGACTAATCCATTTACCTGTACGGATGCCTTTTCCATCCTCGGTTTTAAGTAATTCGCATGCACTAAATACCACACCTCTTTCCATGTCCGTCTCCTGTGATTAAGCTAATAGTAATTTAGCATTATCTTATACGAACGTGGAGTGTCATCTATAGATTCATTTCTGGCACTGTGTCTTGATGTACTCCTGCAAATAGTTAACCTGTGCAGTTATCTTGTCGATCCCACTTCGGAGGCGGTAATAATTGAGTTCAGCATCAGCTGTAAGTCTTGGACTTTCTCCATAGCCCATGCCGCTGGCTCCGGTCGTTGACTTTGCACAGGTGGCGGCGATTTGCAAGCGCTTACGACCAGCAGAGACATCAGTACGGAGACTTTCGAGAGTCGTGTTAGCATCAGCAAGCTCCTTTGTGTATCTGGCGTCAAGTTCAGCTACGTCACGTTGACGCTTCTGCATATCAGAGATCGTCGCCATAGCCGAATGTAATGCCATAGCGTTTTCGTCGCGCTGCTTTTTGTATTCAATGGCTTGATTGTGGTAATGATTCGCTGACCAGATGAAAGAACCAATAATAGTAACGAAGAAAGCAGCGATAACTAGCTTATAGCTCAACTTCATTTACCACCCCGCCAACCTCTTTAAACCTGGCAATCAGGTCACCAATTTTATGTTCATACTGACCGTAACCAGCGCCCGGCAACGAAGCCCAGATATTGCTGCAACGGTCGATAGCCTGACGAATATCACCGCGATCAATCATCGGTAAAGCGCCACGCTCTTTAATCTGCTGCAATGCCACAGCGTCCTGGCTTTTGGGGGAGAAGTCTTTCAAACCAAGCTGTTTACGGTAAGCATCCCACCAACGGGAAAGAAGCTGATAACGTCCGGCAGCTGTTGATTTAAGTTTCGGGTTTAGCGTGACAAGTTTGTGAGGATGATCGGAGTAATCAGTAAACAGTTCACCACCAACAATAACGTCATAACCGTGGTTACGTGTCGGTTGTCGCCCGTTATCCGTTCCTTCTGACCATGCCACCATATCCAGGAAAGCTTTACGCTGGGAATTTAGTACCTGCATAAATTACTCCTTAGAGCCACCAAATTTGTTACCGATTACTCGCATTGCAGCCCCACGAATAGCATCGACACCGATCAGCCCCACCCCACCACCAATGGCAACAGATAGTGATTTAGGCCATCCGACATACTCAAGAGCGGATGCAAAAGTCAGCGTCAGAGCGCCACAGAGTAGAATTTCGAGTGTTTTTCGCTTCCAACCGCCACCACCGCCAAAATAGGCGATACGTAAACCAGCCATAACAATCGACATAATCACTGCGCCCAGCGGTGTGTCTCCACGCCACCAGCTCTGGACCAACTCCAGCCAGGTATTTGGGTTATGAGGCATTTGTAGTTATCTCTCACCTCGCCGATACAAGAGGTGCAAATTGAGGGAGTACCACGAACCGCAAATCAGAAGCGGAAACGTAAAAGAAGCCGAGCCAATGGATAAGAGCTAGATAGACCAAGCCCAACGAATACCAAAGCCCAGAAACGACAAAACCCGCTCGACGGCGGGTTTAAGCTGTGTGGCGAAGTAACCACTCTTAACAGATTACAAGAATTTTTGCGGACCGCGTTAATGATTTTTAATCCCAAAGTCGTATTATTCGTTTTTTACTGTAGGAGTTAATAGGTTTATATTATGTTAGATACACTATCTTTCACTGAACGTGACGAGTTCCAACGAAGAAACATCGCTGAAAATATCATCAAGTTGCTAAAACCAGAGGCAGACATTTCACCACTGGTAATAGACGGCGCATGGGGAACAGGGAAAACAGAATTTAGTATCAAACTGAAAAATCTCATTATTGAGCAAGAAACTGAATCTAAAGTTGTTTATATTGATGCCTTTAAAGGGGATCATGCAGAATCTCCATTACTTCTCATAACCTCTGCAATTGCCAGCATTTTGCCTGAGGAAGAAAAACAACACTTCATTAAGAGATCTCTTCCTGCAATTCGCTTTGGTTTAAAAACGGTACTAAAAGCTGGTGCAGGTTGGTTTTTACGACAGGAGGCTAGTGAAGTTGCCGAAGAATTCCAAGATGCGATGAAGAAAGCAAGCAATGCAGCAATAGATGGGACTATTGAAAATTTGCTTGAAGACCATATGGACTCAGAGAAAAACATAAATTCACTTAAATCCTGCATCGAAAGCATATCAAAAAATCAAAAAATCGTAATTATAATTGATGAATTAGACCGATGTAAGCCGAGTTTTTCAACAAATGTCATTGAAACAATAAAACACATTTTTGACATCAATAATGTCTTTTTTATTTTAGTTACAAACACAGAACAATTAAAAGCATCTATAAATCATATTTATGGTTATAGCATTAACTCACAAAAGTATCTTGACAAGTTTATAAAATATACCATCACGCTTCCAGATACATGTTTGATAAATGGTCACAACGTATGTAAAGCCTCTGTTATATATTGGGATTACCTTGTAGAAAAAACAAGGTTATTGAATAAAATCAATAGATTATCAGGTTACTTTATCCGTGATTTAATTCAACGAACCAACTTATCATTACGTGAAACACAAACATTTTCACGCAATCTTAACATTTTTCAACTGTTAAACGACGATGAGAACAAAAGCAGTGATCCTTTAATAAATATGATCTTTGTCGTAGCTGCCTTCATACATTGCTTTGGTAACAAGGAAAAACTAAAACAAGAAATTACCGCTGAATCTATATCTTATTTAGCAGACCTGCTTAACATAAAAGAAATACCTTATTCTTATGAGAGAAGATCGCAAATCCCTGAAATATCCATTGTATTCTTCGGAATAATTAAAGACAGCATTACTCTTAATGAGCGATTTGCCCCTAAAAGTGATGAAGAACTTAAAAAATTCACAAATGTTTATACTGATTATGAACACATAAATTTTTGGAGTACTACACCCAGAGAGTTATTGATAAAATATATTAATCAAATGTCATTCATCCAGTAAATAATACGCCCCATGCAGGGGCGTATTATTAAACGTCCAAATCTAATGTTAGATCTAGCATGGAAAGGCAGCCATCAATAAATCCTTCGGCTAGCTGTATTTCTATACGTATCAATTTCTCATCTTTTTTACGAGCCTTGGCGAGCTTTCTTTTAGAGATACCGTATAGGTAATGGGCAACAAGAAGCGAATGTTCGTCCGGCCTTTTTTGCTTTAGACGAGCAAGACAACCTTCAATAATTAAGGCATCACTATCCGCACAAGCCAAGCGTTTCTTGCTTGTATAGGGAAGAAGTCCCTTAAACCCAGCGGCTATAGGTGAATAATCAACGCCTGAACTATCACTCGCCGCCCATGCCCCCCAACGCTCCAGAACCATCTGAATATCACGCATCAACTTTCTCCACCAAATCAGGCTAGCACACCAATTGCCAACACACGGTCGATAAAACGAAATATCAGCTCCAGCTGGGAGCCATACTTCTCTTCAAATGCCACGGTATCCGCATGCAGCTCGTCGTGATGCTTTCTGCACAAAGGCAACACAAAGAGGTCATGCGCTTTTGTACTCATTCCCCCCTGACCGTGGCCTATCAGGTGGTGGGGATCATCAGCAGGCTTTCCACAACATGCACACGGCTGTGTCTTAACCCAGCGCGTGTACTTTTCATTAACCCAGCGGCGACGTTTGGGGCGTAACATAAAAGACTCCGGCGACTCCGGCTCCACTTTCAGCGCCAGCACCTTTTTCGCTTTATCCTGCATGATGCTGGTGGCTGGAACCGAAGGCACAAGGTCACTTTCCCGGGTGACAGACGGCACAACAGGCTTAGGTAATCTCAGTGCCTTACGGGCTGCGCTTTCCGGTAAGGCATCCGCCAGATCATTACGAACCAGCCACCAGCACAGTTCCGGCATTGTCACAACGTGACTATCATCAAAACCGAGATCCCGACGCACAACAGACAACACCCAGCGGGCACAGTTATCCGTTGCCATTGATTCCAGCCGTTCCGTGAACTGATCGCGCAGTTGGTTATCGCAGTGCCAGCACAGACGGATTGCGCCAGGCGCGTGTCGCATTGTGGTCATGTTCTCGCTGTGCCAGTTGGAATGAGGCCACTGGCAGCCTTTTTCACGAAGTAACCAGCTTTCAAGACATTCCACGCCACCAGCACGACGGATCACTGCCTCATTGCGGAACACGGCCCGAACGGCAGGATCATCCGCCAGCGGTTGTGATGCCGCCGGAACGGCACCACTGGCGAAAGATGAATAACGCTCCGGCTCAGGCTCCAGCAGGACACGCCCCTGCATAAACAGGGGCATCAGCTCTGAACCTGGCCTGAACAATACGATCCCCATACGCGGGGCAATTTCAGGGGTCAGTAGTGCTCTCACGGTCACCTCAATGAACGGTATCGAGCAGCTTTAACAGCTCAGGGAATCGGGATTCGAAGAAATGCGGCTGCGTCTCGCGCGGATTTGCGGGACTGGTGATGTTCTTGCCGAACATGCAGCCTTTCGCTGTCAGCGACCAGAATTTTTTGATGTTGTTAATCGCGGTACGGCTGTATCGTTCGCGCTGCTCGACGATCCCCAGCTTCACCATCTGGTGATATGCCTGATTAGCCGTCAGGCGTATACCATACTGTTTCAGCAGTGCACTCAGTGACAGTGTCGGGCGACTTGAGCCATCGTGTGCATCAGCAGGAGCATCAATGGCATAGCGCGGTGCCAGATTCGGTAAGCCAACAGCCTCCTGGAGTTTCTGACAGGCACCAAGCACTGAAGAGTTAGACAGGTTTAATTCCCGGCGCATAAAGTCCAGCAGAATCACACCAGCCTGCATCTTGTCAGCAGCCTGTCCGGATAATTTTTCCGATGCGCTGGTTACCATATCGAAAGTACGGATCACCTTCAGATGGAATGACGGGCTGATCCACATTGCATAGGCATACACCAGTTCTTTGCAGACATACGTCCCCTGGTTATTTCCGCCACGAATAACGTTAACTGGCTCTATATTGACCGAGTTGCAAATCTGCAACTCGCTTATTAAACGTTCAGTTTGCTCATTGCGGAGCCAGAATGCAGGCTTATGCTTATCCAGAGAACCGGCAGCCCTGTGCAGATCGTTCAGGCTGTAACGCCCATAAGCATCACGACGAACTTCAATACCATCAATGACCATCAGATTATTCATACTTCGTTTCTCCTCTTGATCAGGCGGCTGCACCCGCCGTTTTCTCGTACTTACTGATAGTGATCTCGACCTTCCCTTCCGGGATAACCGGTCCCCACTCCACCAGCATTCTTTTCACCTGGCTGTCGTCTTCCCACACACCCGCGTGGGTCAGGGCGTCAAACAGCGCCTTGTTATAGTTGTCCAGATCGCGGATCCGGTTATCTGGAGGAAACAACACGATCGCCACTGAAGCAGGTGCCGACGTTGGTTTCGGCAGGCGACGTAACTGCTCAACTATTGCTGCGCACGCCGCGCTCTGGAATTTGCGCCCCGCCGCGCTTATCAGGCTCTTACCAGCAAACGCCCCTTTGTTGGGGTGTCGCCAGTACGTGTTCACGCTGGGCGGAAAAGGCAGGATCAGCTTCATACTTTCAGGCCCCTCTCATGTAACCAGTGGGCTGCACGCAGCCTGGCGTTTTCCTCACCGGCAAGCAGTGAGCGGATAATCCCGACCGCCTCGCTGTCGTCGTCCTTCACCGCGGTATGAAGCGTTATCCCCCGTGCCACGCCACGCTTTATCGTGATGACGCCTTTTTTCTCCAGTGCGCGAAGATGCTCCACCGCTGCATTCACTGAACGGTATCCCAGCATGGTAGCCACCTCCTGATTGGTTGGCGGGAAGCCACGTTCTTTCTGATAAGAAATCAGCATATCCAGCACCTGCTGCTGGCATTGAGTTAACGTCGTCATGCCGCCATCTCCCTGACCAGTTTTTCTGCCTGCTGGCGAACCTGCGCCAGAAAGGCCTCACCACATGCCTCAAGTTCATCGCGCCCGATGTAGCTGATTGCCGGTCCCTTCCAGGTCTTGTCGAAAACAGCAATAGCACCAGCGAAGAAAGCGCCTGTCGGCACCTGCTTCTCATCCTTCGGGATAAACCAGGCAGGCAGTTCAAAACCAATACGCCCGCGAATAAAAGCAATATGATCTGCATCTTCCGGCCACCACACTTCGCTGGTGGCAGCTTTGATCAGGAAAACATAGCGCCCGCCTTTATCACGCATGGCACTGGCATGTTTCATGATGTAACGCATGCCGGTGATGTATTGCCCCTCATGCTGACTGGCGCGGCTGTATGGGGGATTACCAAAGGCAGCACCTTTAAGCTCCGCAAGACGTTCTGACCAGTCATGCGCCAGCGCGTTGTCTTCCGCCGTGTAATACGCGGTACATTTGGCGTTATCACCGTCAGTAAACAGATCCAGGACAAACGGGCCAAACAGGGTGTTAATTCCCCAGAAAATGTTATCCGGCGTGCGCCACTGATCGCCCACTTCCTTCAGTTCATGGGCTGGTTTGTTCCGCAGTTCCACCAGCGCCTGGCAATATTTATTACTCATTAAGCCCCCACGTAATTCCCTGAGAGATACCACTCTTCACCTGATGCAGCCCGCTTACTGCTTTTCCGTAAACACCGTTCACGACGCGCCAGAAAATTGTTTCGTTCTGGCTGGGAGTGGCTTTCACGGAATGCCGCCATCCACACGGTTGCAGCACGACGGTATAAGCCCCTGGACTCCAGTTCTTCCGCCTGGCGGGTCAGGCACAAAATCACCCGGGGATCGTTAGTGCCGACATAGAAATTGCGCACAGGTCTGGTTTCACGAACTGGTTGTGGTTCCGGCTCCTGCGCTCTCTCAGTCAGGCGCGGGAAATGTCTGCGTGTATCTCCTTCACAACGGTGAGCCACACGCCCACTCTGACGTAACTTGCTTGCAGACTGCAGAACGCGCTGCCGTGAGTAACCTGCAAAAGCATCCGCAATGTCTCCGGAAGTACACCCCGGATGGGCTTCAATGAATTTCTGAACGTCATTTAACAGACTCATGATCACCCCCTGAATCCTGCCGGGATCTGGCTGTAGTCCACGTTGTCGTAACTGGATTTGAAGTACGGGTCTTCGCGTTTTTCGGTGTACGTGCTGACGGACGGTGATAAGCGCAGGGAAAGCTCATCCCATTTTTCCCGCAACTTCGACGGGCTGAGCACGTTACGGCACCAGAACGGATCGCGGCTGACGCGGCTGTACATCTCGCAGATTTGTTTGTGAGTACGACCATCCTGCACACACATCAGGCGAATTTCGTTTGCCCAGGCTGTCCAGTTCGGTTCTTTGGGACGAACCACCTCGCCGTCACATTCGGCGGCTTGCTCGTACAGGGCGATGATTTTTTTCCAGAGCCACTGTGCGCAGGTCAAATCATCCTGCGTTCCCCACTGGCGCTTTTTAGGGCTGAATACAACCGCATCAGGATGGCGAGTTAAAAAATCCTGTTCATCCGTCTGCGTGTCCGGTTGCGAAGCGTCCGGACGAGAAGGTTTTTTATCTGACGGATCATGTTTTGATTTTACTGACGGATCCCCGCCAGATTCTGACGGGTGAAAACCCGCTTTTTTGCCAGATTTCGACGCATCAAATTTTGACGGGTCAGATTTTGATGCGTCAGATTTTGACGGGTCAGAATCTGACAGTTGAGAAAATGCCGCTGCCTGAAGCTTCGCAACGTTAAGCTGATAAACATTCGACGCATTGCGGTTACCCTGGCGACGCGCCTTACGCGTTAACCAGCCTTCTGCTTCCAGCCGTGCGATAGCCGTCCTGACGGTACTCATCCCCGCGCCAATCTGACGGGCAATAGTTTCAATTGATGGCCAGCACACACCTTCGTCATTACTGAAATCAGCCAGGCGGGCCATAATTGCCACGCTGGATAATTTCATGCCTGATGCAGCGCAACCATCCCATACATAGCCGGTTAATTTAGTGCTCATGACCGACCTCTATTTCCCTGAATTTACGACGAAACTGTTCGAGCGGGCTGAAGCACTCATGCTCATAGCCTTCGCGGAGGTAGATAACTCGTTGTGTTTCCGGCTCCCAACGAATGACTCTGACGGGCACTCCGTAGTGATCTTTGAACCAGCGGTTAACTTGTCGCAAAGGACTGTCTCCTTCTGCCGGTTGAAATCACCCACAGCCCACTCTGCAAAGCTGTGGGTTACAATTTCCCTGTCACCTGGTACATTCACTGCATAGCAATACTCCACCTTCGCTTTTCCACCCGGTACAGGAAGCGCAATCAGTTGCGAGCGACGGTAGTGTGTTGTTAAACTGTTCATGCGTTAGTTTCTCCACAGTCACGACACGCCACGGCGCCCGGAGCTGCACACTCGCGGGCGTCATTACTTTCTGAAATGCAAAAGATTTTGTAGACCAGTGCTGCATGCTCCTGCAGCTTCGAAATTGAGAGATACAGCTCGTCGTTAATTGCTGTCTTCTCATGCGGTTCCACTACACCGTCTTCGATTGCTGAACGAATCTGTTTTGAATAACTGCCGATCTGTTCAATGACTTCCAGCAGACGCTGGTTAATATCGGCGTTGTCCACATCCTCGACGTCAGGAAGAGACACAAAGACGCCATTTGCAGACTGCGCCACAGCGTCAGCAATGAAGTGAGTTCCACCAGCACGTTGCAAAATCATTGCCCATCCCAGCGGGAAAATCTGATCGCCATCGGCACGAAGGCGGTTAAATAATGCGTTCTCTGTTACATCCAGCCAGTCAGCTGCTTCAGCGTAACCACCCGGCAACTTTGCGATAGTTTTTCTGACAGCTTTCACGTACCACTCAGGCTGTTTTTCTATTTTCCAGTGATGCTTACCCACGATTAGCCTCATCGTTCTGTGGTTAAAAATTGAAAGTGTTCTGCTAATCTTTCGGATAGATATCCGGTCTTAAGTCAGATTTCGTAATTGCACCTGACGTGCATTGCTCAAGTTTTTTAGCCAGCACAAAACTGGCTTTTTTATAGCCATTGAAAACCAGCCGTAAGTAGCCAGGTGTTGAGCCAACTTTTCCGGCCAACTCGCCCTGCTGTTCTTTGGTTAAAGAGTCCCAATACGCTTTCATACAATATGTACCTCCGATGTACATATTACATGATTGAAATGAACCTTTAAGATACTTGTACCTTAACGGTACAAGGGTTTTAATTTCGTTATGAAAACAATCCATGACATCCGGCGGTCTAACGCCAGAAAACTGAGAGATGGTGTTGGCGGGAATTCTTCCTTTGCCACTATGATTGATCGCGAGCCAACCCAGACCAGCAGGTTTATGGGAGATGGTGCTACTAAAAATATCGGTGACAGCATGGCACGACACATCGAAAAATGTTTCGACCTGCCTGTCGGATGGCTCGATCAAGAACACCAGACAACGAACATCACAAAAAAACCTGATGTTTCAATCACTAATAAACAAATCACATTAGTCCCTGTCATATCATGGGTACAGGCCGGAGCATGGAAAGAAGTTGGATATTCTGAGGTTGATTTGAGCACAGCAGAAACGTATCCCTGCCCTGTACCCTGTGGGGAAATGACTTATATCTTGCGGGTGATAGGTGATTCAATGATTGATGAGTACCGCCCGGGAGACATGATTTTTGTCGATCCTGAAGTACCTGCCTGCCACGGTGACGACGTTATTGCATTGATGCACGATACAGGTGAAACCACCTTCAAAAGGTTGATAGAAGATGGGACACAGCGTTATCTCAAAGCGTTAAACCCAAACTGGCCTGAGCCTTACATTAAGATCAACGGTAATTGCTCTATAATTGGTACAGTGATTTTCTCAGGAAAACCAAGAAGATACAAAATCAAAGCCTAATCAATGTTTATGAACCTGCTTCGGCAGGTTTTTTTATACTTGACAATGTACCTTTGAGATACATAATGTACCCAAGCGAAACAACGAACAGGCAGGACGCCCACGAAGTAGCCGCCTGGGGCATATGAAGTCCAGGATGATTCGTTGAGTCATGTTGTGCCACTAGGCACTCATGTTAAAGCAGGTGTATGAAATGAAAGTCCAGATTTTAAACAATAGTGGTGAAGTCGTTTGGTCATACGACATAGCCGCCCATGTAGATCAGAGCGGCGATAGCTGGGCCAATGGGAAACATCAGATTATGGCTGGAGTTGTGTTCTCTTTACGCCGTGCTTTGGAACAGGCTGAAGTATTTCCATCAGACCCTGAATGGAAATGGCCTTTTTCTATTTGTCCAAATTCGGAGAGCACATTTCAGAAAATTGGTCAGAAAGTCGCACTCGAAGAGCATCAGCCAACTGTTTCCTGATTTTTTCAGGTAACTCGTCGGCATCGCAGAAACAACAACGCTCGATCATGTTGAAAGCCGATTCGTAGAACCGTTTCTGCTGAGTGTCGCTGAGACAGGAAAAGAGCGACGTTACGATGATTTTATTAATTGCATTATCAAGTTCTTTTTCATCAAAAGTCATTTGATTTTCCTTTTATGTATACGGGCTTAAAAGGATACCACCGAGCCTGAAGTGGTGAAAAGACAGGCACATAACAGCTAAGTATTTTCAACCAAAGAGAATCCTTAGCGTTGTGGTGAATGCGGCTCAGCGCACGCGGGTTAAGGTTGAGGCTGACAGTCGACCTTCTGTGGATACCCACCCGTCTGGTGTGCAACCTTCGCCAGGCACCGGGAGGCACCCGGCACCACAACTTTATGCTGTGTGTAGTCCTGGCGGTACCAGTTTGTACCCTTGCTTCCGGCTGGTAGCGTCCTTTTTACAAAACAGAGAAGAGCATCACCGGACGACGGGCTCATAACCCAATCCATCCGGGCGGCTGCCACCGCAGGTGTTCTTCTCTGTTTTGTGGAGAAACTAATCGGCCTTGCAGGGTCGATATGATGAGGAGCAGCAAAATGGCTAGCGAACGCAGTACTGATGTGCAGGCATTTATCGGGGAGCTGGACGGCGGCGTATTTGAAACCAAAATCGGCGCAGTTCTCAGTGAAGTCGCTTCCGGTGTGATGAACACGAAAACCAAAGGTAAGGTCTCACTCAACCTGGAAATCGAACCATTTGATGAGAACCGTGTGAAAATCAAACACAAACTCTCATATGTTCGCCCGACTAACCGCGGGAAAATTTCTGAAGAAGATACCACCGAAACGCCGATGTATGTCAATCGCGGTGGTCGCCTGACTATTCTGCAGGAAGACCAGGGACAATTACTGACTCTTGCCGGTGAACCTGACGGAAAACTCCGCGCAGCAGGTCATTAATATCGTTTTTAATTAACTGATTATTTATCTCATCACTGAATATTTTATATAGTGAGGACTTATTATGTCTCAGAACTTAGACGCAACCGCAATTAATCAAATCCATGCCCTTATTTCTGCTCAGGGTGTTAATGAAATTATCAGTAAGATTGGTGCCGATGCTGTGGCATTGCCTGAGAATTTCCGCATTCATGATCTGGAAAAATTTAATTTAAATCGTTTCCGTTTCCGTGGTGCGCTTTCCACTGCCAGCATCGATGACTTTACCCGTTATTCTAAAGATCTTACAGATGAAGGCACCCGCTGCTTTATCGATGCCGATAATATGCGTGCCGTCAGTGTGCTTAACCTGGGTACTATTGATGAACCAGGTCACGCAGATAACACCGCCACTCTCAAACTGAAAAAGACAGCACCGTTCTCTGCTCTGTTGTCTGTTAATGGCGAGCGTAACTCCCAGAAATCACTGGCAGAATGGATTGAAGACTGGGCCGACTACCTTGTGGGCTTTGATGCTAATGGTGACACCATTCAGGCAACAAAAGCGGCTGCGGCGGTCCGTAAAATCACGATTGAAGCAAACCAGACTGCTGATTTTGAAGATAATGACTTCAGCGGCAAACGCTCCCTGATGGAGTCTGTCGAAGCGAAGACCAAAGACATTATGCCAGTGGCATTTGAGTTTAAATGCGTTCCGTTTGAAGGTCTGAAAGAACGTCCGTTTAAATTACGCCTCAGCATTATCACTGGCGATCGTCCGGTACTGGTTCTACGCATTATTCAGCTGGAAGCGGTGCAGGAAGATATGGCTAACGAATTTCGTGATCTGCTTGTTGAGAAATTCAAGGACAGCAAAGTAGAAACCTTTATTGGGACTTTCACCGCCTGATTTCATTACCGCAAATGCCCCTGCGGGGGCATTTATGGAAACGTAATTGACTCAATAATCGCCTGAAGGCGAGGGTTTTCTTTAACCAAAATTCAGCGCGGTGCAGCGCATATAACGTGGAGAACAAAATGTCATTTATTAAAACTTTTTCCGGGAAGCATTTTTATTATGACAGGATAAATAAAGACAACATCGATATTAACGATATCGCGGTTTCCCTTTCAAATATCTGTCGCTTTGCCGGCCATCTTTCACACTTCTACAGCGTCGCCCAACATGCGGTGCTTTGCAGCCAGCTGGTACCGCAGGAATTTGCTTTTGAAGCGTTAATGCATGATGCAACAGAAGCGTATTGCCAGGACATCCCGGCTCCACTGAAACGCCTTCTTCCTGACTATAAACGGATGGAAGAAAAAATAGACGCCGTAATCCGTGAGAAATACGGGTTACCCCCGGTTATGAGTACACCCGTGAAATATGCCGATCTCATCATGCTGGCAACCGAACGCCGCGATCTCGGGCTTGATGATGGCTCTTTCTGGCCTGTGCTGGAAGGTATCCCGGCAACAGAGATGTTCAACGTGATTCCACTGGCTCCAGGCCATGCCTACGGGATGTTTATGGAACGCTTTAACGAATTATCGGAGTTACGCAAATGCGCATAAATGTTTTCGAAATGGAAGGGTTTCTTCGCGGGAAATGTGTACCGCGAGATCTGAAAGTGAACGAAACAAATGCTGAGTACCTGGTACGTAAATTCGACGCGCTTGAAGCTAAATGTGCGGCACTGGAAAGCAAAATAATACCAGTGTCAGCTGAACTGCCACCAGCAAATGAAAGTGTTCTGTTATTTGATGCTAACGGAGAAGGCTGGCTGATTGGCTGGCGTTCTCTCTGGTACACCTGGGGACAAAAAGAAACCGGAGAATGGCAGTGGACATTTCAGGTCGGGGACCTTGAAAACATCAATATCACTCACTGGGCAGTAATGCCGAAAGCACCAGAGACTAAGAAATGAGCGTGATAAAAACTCATACAGGAATTGTTATCACCCGAGACGGTGAAAAGCGGATGAAATTACATTCCACTGAAACGTCCTGGGTTGCCGGACGTTGTGAATCCTACGACAAAAAGACTGGTTACCGTTGGGGGGCACCTAACATGCGTCGCCGTCTGCTACTGGACAGCATCAGGCCAATAAAACAGGTAGCAACCAGGGAACAAAATTAATTATCAGGACTGGAATTTGATATTACTGCCCGTGTGCAGCGGGCTAAGTGGAGAAACATATGCTGAACCTCGATTGTGTTCCAATCTCAACTTATTGCAAAGAAACTGGCGAAACTCCTGAAGCAATAAACAAACGTGTACAGCGCGGTGTTTGGCGTGAAGGTGTTCAGGTTTTAAAGGTTGAAGGCGTTAAGGAGAGGTGGATTGATCTTAGTGAGGTTGCAAAATGGGCCAGACAAAACTGCTCAAACTACCGCGCGGCGTAACAATCAGGAAACACCGCCAGGGCGAAACGATCAATATAACTTTCACCTACAAAGGAGTTAAATGTCGTGAGCCTCTTTCCAATCTGGAAGTAACACCAAAGAACATAAAATACGCCGAGCGCACACTCGGTGAAATTCATAATAAGATCGAAAGGGGAACATTCATTTATGCGGAATATTTTCCCCGTTCTGCTCGTTTGAAAATTTTTGGTAATGCTGCTGCAGGCAAAACGGTAAAAATGTACTTGGACGAATACCTTGAAATCTGCGAAACGAGAAAACTTTCACCCTCTACGATTGGTGGTTATAAAAAATGCCGTAGTGCGTTAGCCTCACTCCACATTTGCTCTGCAAGTGAATTAACACCAGCAATCCTGAAAGCGTGGATTCAAAGCCAGAAAACGACCTTAAAAACAATTCGCAACCAGTTATCTTTCCTGCGGTCAGCACTTGATGAAGCCGTAACCGATGGGGTACTTCAAATTAACCCCGTATCGTTGGTAACTGCTTCGCGCTACCAAAGTGATAAGTCAGAAGCAGAAAGCCGCTACGTGGTTGATCCGCTATCACCAGCAGAAGTTGATGCATTACTAGCAGCAGCCGGAAACAAACAATGGGAGAATCTGTTCCGGTTCGCTATAAATACAGGTCTGCGTAGTTCTGAATTATGTGCCCTTAGATGGCGTGATATTGACTTTGTAGGGAGGACTGCCCACGTCCAGAGCGCCAGTGTTGTTGGTGTAATCAAAGGTACCAAAACAAAAGCAGGTACTCGAAAAGTTGAACTGACAGATGAAGCAATGTCTGCACTAATAAATCAGAAACCGTTCACTTTCATGAAGGACGCGACTGTCTTTGAAGATCCAAAAACCAATAAACCTTGGGCCAGCGCAGACGCCATAAGAAAGAAGGCATGGGTGCCAACTTTACGTAAAGCCGGAGTCCGTTACCGTAATCCTTATCAAACTAGACATACATTTGCTACAAAACACATTAGTCAAGGTGTTAATTTGTTTTGGTTAGCCGCTCAAATGGGGCATAAAGGACCAGAAATGCTATTTAGGCATTACGGCCGTTATCTTAAAGATTATGATAACAATAGCACACACAATCATTTGATAAATTGTACTAATTAAATGATAATCTCTACTTCTGATTGGAAGTAGAGATTTCACATGAATAACACAGATTTAATAAAAATGTTAGGTTACTCAATTACCACTACCGACTTCATAGCCATAATAAGTGTCATAATTGCATTTTTTGCAATGTACCAAACATGGCAGCAAAGAATAATTTCAAACAAACCTCAAATTTTACCTAAGAATACAAAATTCACATGGATGCACAGAGATAACTTGAAATTATTTAAGAACATAGAAATATCACCAACTACTTTGAATATAGAGCTTCTCAACATAGGTCTTGGCCCAGCTATAAAAATAAACCACTACTGGTCTGAAGAGTATGAGAAATATATTAAGATAAACAAATTCAAAATAGATAATAACAACACACAAAAATCACATGAGATATTTTTGCAAAATGAAGAGTTTTTTACAATCAAAGACAACAATAACTTCTTGAATGTTGATATTTTTGGTAGAGGTCCGCAAAAACATAATAGCTTTCAAAAAAAAGGAACTTTGATAGAATTTATAACTCCGAATATTAAAGACAAAGAGAAAACAACCATACCATTTCCCCCATTGGTGCCAGAATTAATTGGTAATTATCTTGTAACCACCTCCATCTCATCGTTTATAGGGCCGGACCTTATCCTTGAATATAGAGATGTAAACAATAAGAAAAGAAAGAAAATTTTCACAACAGAATTTAAGAGCGTATCTTTTTACGGAAATGGCTTAGATCTAATTTTAGACATAGATATTCTTTTCACATCCAAACAGTGTTGGACACAGGTTGTCCTAGAAAGGATACGCAAAAGCTACGCAGATTTTATGGATGAGCATGATTTTAATAAAAACAGATAG